TACCAGACGAATATTCCTTAATAAATGAAGGATGTTTAAAGTCTAAGTAATCGTATGTGTCTGAGCTTATTACAGCCAAACTCATAGGAGCATAGAAATCTGTTGGTGTAGCCAAGAATCTGTTGCCAGTAGTTACTGTGCCCTGGACGTTTTTTCTTTGTTCTGGTAATTGAACAAATGAAAATATACGATCCTCAGCTTCTTGTATAAAAGTTGGTAACTGATTTGTAAAAGTAGTTTCAGATACTTCCAGATAGTCTTGAATTGCTGTTTTAAGTGTGCCGTATGTAAAACTCATGTTGTTACCGTTACCTCGCCTACGCTAGTAGAAACTGAAAAAGTAGTTAAAACCGATCCCAGCTTTCCATCGCCTACATTAGTATAAACTAAAAATTTTGAATTATCGTCAGCTTTATCTGGTCTAGCATTTTTTACAGCTTGCGGATCATCTGGAGCTGGTTTTGGTTCTAACTGTGGATGTTTAGGATCCCACTGATCTGGGCCGACTAATAAGCCATCCCAAGTTTTACGCATGTCCTGGAGCTTATATCTAAAACCAGATATATCACAAATGCCATAAGAAAATTTACCAGATGCGAAAGCCATTATGCGTTGTTATAACTCCTCAGACTAGGCGATACTCTAAATGATGCTCTGTCCTCGTCTGTAGATAAAGCTCTTTGGAACTCTTCTTCGTATAAACTTTTTAACATACTGGTTCTATCTGGCGCTCTTTTTAATGAAATGTAGTAAGCCAAGCCAGCTGCTAAACATGGATAAAACCTAAATGGCATGTCCATGGTATTTGCACCAGCGTCGGCATCATCCATTCTTGTAAGAACATTCATGTAAACCGTATAGGTGCTAGTTTTATCTGGTACGGGCCATACTGTTAATGTTGGTGTGGTTTGCTTATCTATTAAAAATTGATTTGGCTTACCTGTGCTTGATTTTGTTGTTATGTGTGAATACTCAGCTCTACTTAATCTGGTCATTGGAAGGTCTGTTGTTTCGGATCCTTGAGTTTCTCTTATGTAAACGTCCAGAACATCAATTGGAGCTGTAGCGTTGGTGCTATCTATATTATATGTGCTGGTTCCTTGAACCATTGCAACTGTTTTTTCTTTAACAGTCCATTGGTTTAGGCCTCTGTTGGCCCACTCTGCAAGCATAAGATTGAGACTTCTGTTTGCGCTTTTAAGATCATAACCAGTACGAAGTTCAAGGCCACAACGCTCAAACGCTTCTTCAACGTAATCCGCTACATCTAATTCAAAGTCTTTGCTTCCAGATAATGCCATAATTACTCTCTATCTTCGTCTGAGGCATACAAATTGTCAAATGTCTTGACTGGATCTGTATAGCTCTCGTGCTGCTCAGCAGAATGGATCCATTGTGATGGTGCAAAATCTGGTGCGCCTTCACCCGTTCTCCATAAAGCTGGATTAGTTGCTCTTACTCTGTTATTCGGTAGAGCCACAAAATTGCCAGTATATTCACCAGCATCCGTCAAATATAACACATGTGACTGTTTATGTTGAGCAGGATCATCTGCTATTGAGTGATCGGTATAATCAACCGTAAACATATATTTTCCCATATAAAACTCACCGTCTATTTTACAATACCAGGGACTTGAGCTGACTCTGTCTAAAGAAACCACGCTATGATGATGGCTTAGACAATCCCATGGTTGAGCTAAATGATCTTCCATAGGCTTTGGCCACTCTTGCAAAGGAACGTCTGCTATAAGAGCTTGTATTGGCATCCTAGCCCACATTGCTCCTCCGTGTACATTATCATCTGGATAACCCTCAAAATCGGTTTCACATCCAGTAAAAACTACCTGGAAGGACAAAGATCTATCTGGAATCGTGTTTACTGCAAATGCCAAAGCATGCAAATATTCACCATGACCATGTTGATGGTTGGTTGTAAATTCTTTTCTTACCCAGCATTTAAACTGCGGTATATTTGATATTAAATACGCCACCTTATTTAATAAAAAATTTTATCTAGCTTTAGGTGAAAATTTTTTTGCTGGTTTCTTTTTCATGGCTTTAGCTAGAGACTTTGTTTTGCCACCACTTACTGGTGATAATCCCGCTTGCAATTTAGCCAAAATAGATGCGGGCATTTTATCCATACCAGGATTAGCCTTTACTTCGGCCTTTGCAGCTCCGCCCATAGACATATATTTAGTGCCTTTTGCAGCTCCGCCCATAGACATATATTTAGTACCTTTCATAGCACCGCCGCCTGCTTTATATTTCGTTCCTTTCATTTTAACTCCTTCCAAACAATCCCATGTTTGAACTTTTTATTATCTTACCACCTTTTGCGGCAAAAGTTTTTACATTTGTTGGCTTACCACCAACGCCTTGTTTTTTAGATCGCTTACGTCGAACCGCTGATTTTTTTTGTGATTCTGTCATGCTAGCAGCTTTAGCAGCTGGCACACACTTTGGATATTTGCGTTTAGATCCTTTAGTTTTAGATCTACCGCATTTATTAAAACCCCCACCTTTTTTTGGAGATCCAATATCAACCCAATCTTCTTTGAACCACTTAGTTAAACTCATTATTAACTTCTGGGTACTTTAGTCTTTTTGCGTTTGCTTTGCATCATAGCGCCACAACCTCTGCCCTGGACCATCATCACTTCACCACCATTACGCATGAAACCCATTTTGTTTCTTACTTTAGTTGGTAACTTTTTAAGTCCTTTGTTGTCTGTTGGTATTGGTTTTAATTTACTCATTTCTCCACCTTCGGCAGCTTTTTTGGCACCTTTGTAACCACCACCGCGTTTTTTATATGTTTTTACTAACCAGGCATTTGCATAAGCACTCGGATACACGTCAAATTTACGTTTAGCCTCAGACTTAACCCTAGAGTACAGACTAGGATTTGTTACATTGCTTGGTGTTTTAGATTTTTTATCTGCCATTTAACACTTCCATCTACGTCTTGCTTGACGTATTCTTGAATTAGGATCGTTCCTGGTTTTTGCTGAACTCTTCTTTAATTGTCCTGCGGATCTTGCACAATAAGATTTACGTCTTTTTGCGGCCTTACTTCCTTTTTTAACTTTGCCTGTTACAGCTGTTTTAAGTTTAGATCCAGGATTCTTTTTACGATAAGCAGCAACACCCTTTTTGGTCATTCCCGCTCCACTTTTGGTAGAGCGGTAATTACCGCCTTTGCCTACTGTTTTAGCTATTGGTTTAGCTTTTTTTTTAGGCTTTGTTACCGCCATTCTTAATAGTTTTTATTAAGTACCAATATAATCGAGTAGCTATCGCCACTTGAATGGCCAGTCGTTGTAAAATCAATATCACCAGTGACGCCAGATCCAGCGTTATTAGGGATACCAGAAAATAGATCGTAATATTCATCACCCGTACTATCAGCAGGTAACCCAAGAAGCAGGACATTGGTGGACGCATCAAACTCTAATTTGACACTCATTCCAACTGTTGCCCAATATATTCTTGCTACCGATACAGAAGTACAAGTTTGCCCTGCGCTATTTTTAGTAAGCGCAGAGACATCTACTTTTTTTACAGCCGACTCACCAGTGCCGTCAGACACATTGGTAAATTTTAAAATCGCGGTTTTCTCACCATCTTGAATGGTTTGTGAAGTTACTGCGTCAGCCATTTTTTACTCCTTAAAGTTCAGTTGAGCTAGTACGTTCTTTTAGAGCGTGTACATAGTCTATTGTCATAGTCTTTGCAGCTGCTGCTCCATTTTGAATACCAAAGCTAACTGTTAATTCTTCATCATCTGGTGCATTAGTGTTGACTACCGTGCCAGCTAATACATTGTTTTGATAAACATGAAACTTTTGATCTTTAGGATTATATAAATAACCAACAGTCATAAAAGTATCATCTGCAACAGCATTTGGTAGATCTAAAGTAGATTGCGTACCATTTTTTTCTACAACAAAAGTAATAGTTGTAGATCCGTCACTTTTAATAAAGAATACACCGTCTGAAACATCTAATGGTGTTGTATCGGTTATTTGTAAACCGCAAACAATGTCAGATTGAGTAGCGTCGCTTGTTTTAAACCTGGAGTAGAATCCAAGTTGTTTTCCAGCTTCATATTTAAAGCCTTCTTTTACAAGTTGTAAAAAGTCCAGATCATTGTCTCCAGCAGCGTTTGTTAGCAATAATAAACCGCCATCGCCATCTGCAAGAGCCTCAGTTGCTGAACCAGTGCCAGCTTCTGTAGTTGTAATAGTCCAATCCGAAGCTAGGTATGTATCAAAATCATTAAAGTAATCGTGATACTTGTGCTTGCTCGGTTGCTTTACGAGTCCTTCGGACCCAGTTGAACTGACGTTGGTAACGCCAGAGGTAAAATGCGTAGTCATAAACAGCCTCCATTTAATGTGCCATTGCGAACACCATGTCCGCAACATTCATAAGTACAGTATCGATAATACCTTTTGGCTGTTATTTGTGCAACTAGGAACCTAGTTTATTAGATCTTGCAGCTGCGCAATAGTGTCAGCTGCATTTTTGTGGAGAATACCTATACCACCTGCATCGATCCAGGCGTTTATGTTTTTAGGCCTGTCGTCAATAAGTACAGAACCAGGTTTTGCATAGGCTGCTTTTTGCTCACCTTTGAAAGTACAGGTGATAACGACTCCTGGATCTACATGTTCTCTGATCCAGGTGGTTTTGTCTTGTGCTACTTTTTTTCTGTTTAGCTCACCAGTACAAGTTAGGATCTCCCAGTAAATGCCAGTATCTTTAATGCCGTCAATCAGATCTTGCATATCAATCATAGGCGGCAAATCTTTGAATAGGCCTTTATTACTAAGTGCAATTTTATTGTCGTCATACAAGTTGTCAGTCAAAGGGCCATTCAAATACTTTGGACCTTGAACGCCCTGGACGAAGTCAGCTAAGACTCCGTCCATGTCAACAAATATTCTATTTATTGGTATCATTATGCAATCCCATTTTTAACCAAACACTCACCATAAATATGGTTGGCATAATTGTTTAACTTATTTTTAATTTCTTCTTGCCTAGCATCTCTTTTTGCCTTTTCTTCTTGATCCATCATTGTTGTATTAACAATCTCAACCTTTACAAATTTCTGACAATGCATAATTGTTTTAGCCTCGCAAATCTTAGCTCTTTGAGCATCGGTCAACTTGGTAACATCAACTTTGTTTTGGAAATGCGCAAGACTTTCTTTGGTGGCCCACTGAGGATCCATACCAATAGTCTTGATATGTCCATCTTCGTTCTCATAAAGAACCTCAATACCGCTATAAGTGCTCTTTTTCACAGCGCACCATTTGTCAGTCTTTGGATTAAGAGTCTGATAACAAAGTCTGTCACCTCTTTTAGTTGTCTCAATCCAATACTTTCTCTTGGTTCTCAGTTTGTATCCCCAAGGATAATCCTCAACCACAACCGCGTTATCAGCTGAGTCTTTATTGTAAATTATATTCTCTATCATTACGCTACCCTCCCGTTTGTTTCGTGGCTTGGCCACATGCTTTGGTTGATGATCATATCAACCGTGTTTTTATCTAAGCCTTGATCAGTGTTCCAGGCATCAATCTTTGCTTGGTCCCAGTTCGCATGATTACCAGCGTTAAAATCAACCAATTCATGGTACCCACCTTCATAGTCGACCACAGCAACAGTGCCTGGCAAACTAATATCAGTCCCGTCGTACAACGCAACTCTTTTACCCTCTGCTTTTTTTATATCAGCAAAGTAATTTATTTTATTAACATCCATTAATCTAACCCTCCTTCTTTTATCATTTTTAAAAGATCTTGTTTCTTTTCTTCCATGAAGATCTCACCACATGGTTCGCAAAGAACTTTGTCGTAACAGAACTGGATTTTGTTGTTACCTCCAGCTGCGTCACCACCACATTTTTCACATACTTTGCCATCATTGGTGCATGCTGCATCAATAATGTCATTACTACTTACTACATAATTAGCCATTCTTGCCTCCGTTTTTGTTTTTAATTTCAATTCCCACATAACTAATATACTAAAATATGCAACTAATTGCAACTATTTACACATAATATATTGATTTATTTTAGGCAAAAAAAAGGGCCAGTTAAGGCCCTTTAAATTGTAATACTGAGTAATAAAGTGTATTACGACTTCAAATTATGCACCTTGAGATCCGTAAATTCCTCTCCAATCAGAGAAACCGAATGAATATCTCTCTCTCGCTTTATATCTGATATTGCCAGTAGAAAAGTCTGGTTCCATAGAAGTCTCCATTGGAGATCTTTGGAACATTTTTAGACCTTCGCCTGCACTATTTACAGATGTAAGGATGAAGAAAGCATCTGGATCAGTAAGATAATGGTTGACGCTATAGCCACCAGGTAAAACCCCAGTGTTTTTAATAGCGTTAATGTCATTATCAGCTGTACCAGATCTTTGCTGAGAGTTTAAGATTCTGTCAGCTACAAACACTAATTGTGGTGGTACCACAAGTTTGTCAGCTTGGACAGAAATAGTTAAACCTCTATCATCCGTGAAAGTTGAAATATCAATCAATGCGTCTTCTAATGAAGCCTCATTTAAGTCAGCCATAGTAGTAGCTCTGTTCGCAGCTGTTCCACCACCAGATAGTGTGTGGGCAGTGTTAATAAGTGATACTCCATCGCCTCCTGTGAAGCTAGATGAGAAAGCATTATTTAAAACATCAGCGCCTTTAACTTCTTTGGTGTTAGCCATAGATTTTGCTAATGCTTTAACGTATCTTTTACCTAAAGAATCGTAAAGGTTATCTTCAACTGCTTCTTCTGTTAAAGCAAACGCTAACGCAATCGTATCATGCGTGTAACGTGCACTGTAACTTTCAGATGCGTTGTCAAATTGAACCCCTTGTCCTTCAGACTTAAGTGGTGCGGAACCGAATCCAGTTACTAAGACCTCTTCTTCAAATGCTCTATTTGAATCCTCAATCACGAAAATATCTTCATACTCTCTTTCATAAGAATCATAGGACATTCCAAAAAGTGCGTTTAGACCAGGCTCTAGCTCTTTCGCTAATTGTGCTCTTGAAATTGCCATTTT